CTCACTTGCTAGGCGGCATACACCGTTTGACAAGTTCGCGGCAATTATACCAATACCCAAAACGTTGTCAAATAAAAAGACCGCATCACCTCCGCTGAGTCTTCCCAACGCCTTAGATGATGCGGTCAGCATGCTAGACCCGCAGAGCGAATCCGTATCCTTTTCTGCATCGTGGCAGATAGGCGAGCAAAAGATACCAGTCAGCGAGCGATTGTCAACTCACGATTTATCGGTATCATCGGACGTAAATCGGACGTATGGCAGACGTAAATCCCTAACAAAATACACGCTGGAGGCATTGATTTTGCAGGGAAAGTGAAAATAGTTAAAAAAAGTTGTTGCGTTTTTTCGCGATTCTGGCAAGTTTCGGTCGTCGCGCAACAAGCGGCGGAACACACAATATGAGCCAACTACTACAAATCGCCAATCTCGCATCAGACCTAATCAAAAACGCAAACACTATAGACAAGGCAAGCACGCTGATTCAAAAATGGTCGCATAAGGATTTAGGACCAGCTAATGAGTGGCTTACATCAGCCGCGCATTGGGAGGCTCGCAACCAAGTTTTTGGATGGGGAAAATAATACAAGCAATCGCCAAAGATCAAACCAACCTACCATGAACAACTACCAACGCCTCCTTATTAACCAGCGCAACCGCAACGCCGAGCTTATACGCCGCGCAAATACTCGCCGCCGAGCTTAAGGGCGCGATGCAAGCTCAGGATGCACCGCAAAAGCCAACTCCAGACGCTGACGGGTGGGTGGAGAATAACGGGGTTGATCCTGAGTGTATGATTGCGGAATGGAGATTGATGGAAGGATATGAATTACATCACTTAAGGGATTCGCGCGAGTTGTGTTGGCGGTTGGATTTACTAAACGCAACAATAACCCACTACCGCCCCGCATGAAAACAACCACTAAATCCATCGCCATGAACGAACACATCGCCAACCTCACCGAGGCCGAAGCCAAGCTTATGCTGCAATTCGCAATGCAGGATCTTTGGGCTGTAATTTACACCCCACACGGAGCAACAGACGCAGCGAGACTAGGCTGGCTCATGCAGAAAATCGAAACCCTCTCCAAAGAGAATACAACACAACCATGAGCAATACAAAAGAACAACGAGCGCAGAAACGCGCCATCATCGCCGCATCAGTCCAAGAGCGAACCCATCGAGCCATCAGTGTTAAAATGCCGATTGCGCTTGCTGACCGCTTAAAACTAGAGGCAAAGGAAAAGCGCAGAATCTTTACGGGCTATGTGCTGGAGAAGCTCGAGCAAGGAATGGAGGTGGCGAAGTGAGCGCGATTAACGATGGAGGCAGTGCGTTTCCGTTTGGCGATTATACAAACGAAGGCGAACAAGGCATGAGCCTTCGTGACTACTTTGCGGCGGCGGCTTTATCAATCGCTCAAGCTAATTGGCAAAAGCACAACGACGAAAACAATGAAGGCGAAGAGCCTGCAAAATCACTCGTTGCCGAAGAAGCCTATGAATACGCAGACGCAATGTTAGCAGCGAGAAAGGAGGTCAGCCGTGGTTGACTTCATCAAAGCGCATCCGATGTTTGCCAGCTTTTGCGTGATTGTCGGAATTTACGCAATCGTTTTTATCCTTTGCCTTCTCAAATCAGCCAAAGACCCGTATGACAATTAAGATCTTAGAAGCGTTTTACACGCTCGCAACCGCACTCACGGCTGGGCTAGTCGCCTGGATAATTCTACCATAACAAACATGAACACACAGAACACACCATCACACGCATACAGAATGCAAGAAGTTATAGACATCGGTTTCAACGCTGAAAATACACTGGATGAAAATGACACCGTGCCACTAAAGGTTGGACAGCTTGCTGATTTTGTCAGACACTACTGCGAGTTGTGCCAAGCACTAGTCGACCATGAGATTGAGGCATTATCTCACGCTGAGATATTGCGCCAACAAAGCAAGAAGATCGTAAGAATACTGAAAGGAGAGCCATGAACAAAGATGCACACGAACGCAGGATGCAAGCTATGTTGAACATTGCTTGGGAAGTTGAGAACCTCATGGACGTTGAGAACCTCATGGACGTTGAGAACCGACTAAAGGATAACGAAACAGTCCAGCTTAAAGTTGGCGAGTTTGTCGAGTTTGCGCGGCATTATTGCGCTATTGCCGACCAACTGGATGAATGTATCCAATGTTTCAAGCTGAACGCAAAGACGCATCTGATTTTTGCCAAGGAAACAGAAAAGATACTGAAAGGAGATCCATGAGCGCAAAAATGAAAACATCGCCAACGCAACTATCATTGGCGCACCTACGCAAGACCTGTGATCTAGTGGAGGTCGTTGAGAAGTGGAACAGCTTCGTGAAGATCCGCCAAGACCTGTTCGGGATCATCGACATTCTCGCATTGCGTGGGGCTGAAACAATCGCTGTGCAATCGACATCATGGGGCAACACAAAGAGTCGCATTGACAAAATGAGCGAGTCGCCGAACATCGCCGCCATTCGCGCCGCAGGGTGGAAAATCCTCGTGCATGGCTGGAAGAAGAACGAGAAAACAAACCGCTATGAACTGAAAGAAATCGACATATCATGATCTGTTACAAAGATAAAACCTTTTGCCCGTTTTACGAAACGTGCAACAAGCAAAACGATTGCAGCCGACCACTAACGCCACAGGTAAAAGCTGCCGCCGCTAACTGGTGGGGAAGTGATGCTGCGCCTGTTGCTGTATTTGTTGACAAGCCTCAATGCCACAGTGACAACCAAGAAAAAAAAGAACCATGAACACACAACAATATGACGGAAAAGGAATTAACTGAAGGCAATTACACTGCGAAAATCAAAAAATCAACTAATTGTTACGGGGTTTATTATTACACAGTGACATTCACTTACAATGTGCAAGGCCGTGAAGATTTTATCGAATTAAAATCGTATCAAACTGAAAAAGCAGCTATAAAAGGGGCGAACAAAATACTTGCAATTTGTCAACAACCATGAACACACCAGAAAAAGAAAAAATGACAAAAACAGAACACCTACAAAAAATCAAAGCAGAGTGCGAGCGTTTGCTTGCGTTTTCAGAAAAAGCGACAATATCAAATTATTTTATATGCGAAGGACGATGCGAAGCTGGATGGCGTAGCACGATTGCGGCGATTGATTGCATAGAAGACATGGCAGAACACATTGGCAACCATCAAGCTAGTCTCATCATAGCCGCATGGCCAACCGAACTACTCCAATGAGCACACCAGAACAACAACTGTCAGAATCCCTACTCGCAGCGTGCAAAGCGGCGGGGATTGAATCGCCAAGATTTATCGCGCAGGATGCAAACGGCGATGTAATGCATTACACAGCAATGCCAGTGGCAAGCTATTCATGCGACATCTGGAGCGATTATCAAAATGATTTCAAACTACTTGAGCACCCGCCCTACGCCGACGACTGGCAAGACAGCTTGCTTGAGTGGGTTGAGCCGCAAGGCGAACCACTAGCGGAAGTTCTAACGCAGCATGGTGACCTTATCGGTGACACTACCGAAATGGTAATCCTCTATGATGTTGCTGACACCAGCAAAAAGATCGACATGCAAGATGCGATTGCTGATGCGTATCGCAAGCACGTTGAGCGTTGCGGATTGAAAACCTACGCTCAGACCTATCGCCAAGGATGGCAGGATGCGCTCGCATGGAAAGCCATGGCAGAGAAAGGAGGCGCAAGTGAGTGAGGCAGCATCATTTATCACGCTTGCAATTGTGGCGATTTGCACTTGGTTTGCGTTCGTTATTACTGCTGATAAATACGAAGACCTGAAAAAACAAGCCATAGAGCGCGGACACGCTGAATACGTGGTTGACTCGGACGGAAAAACAACTTGGCAATGGAAGGAGGCGAAATGAAATGGGAAAAATCACGATTAGGCGGATGTCACGTAGTAATTTCCGATGTAATAACCATAGAGGTCTACAAGTCGTACTCGTCAAGAGATTGGGTATATTATTTTCTTAATCGCAGATCCATAAAATCATACGAAACTATGAGAGAAGCAAAAAAAGAGGCAATCAAACATTGTGAAAATATACTAGCTAGAGGGCTTGCGCAATTAGAGAAAGGAAAAACAAAATGACTGACGAACAAATAAACATCGCGATTGCGGAGTCGCTGGGGTGGACTAATTGCCGTCTGGTCATTAAAGGTGCTGGCGGCGGCACTCGATACCCAACCGCTCACGGAATGCCTCCAAATCGTAAATATGAGTCATCTTGCCCAAACTACACCTCCGACCTAAACGCTTGCCATGAGTTTGAGAAGTCGCTAAATGATGGCGATTACAATAAATACTACCGTCATTTATCAACTGCATCTTTGCGAGATTTTGAAAACAGCACACATTTTAGTGCCGACCCAATTTCGGCAACCGCTCGCCAACGCTGCGAGGCTTACCTCAGAACCCTAGGAAAATGGAAAGAATGAAAAACAAACGTAAGCAAGCGCGAGCCTCGCACCTTTTCCGCAAGCGCAGGAGCATTTGGTGGGTGATGCTAGATAATCGCAACCCCGCATGGGAGAGAGCCTATGAAGTATCGTGGGAGGGGATGAGAAAACGGCACAAGCGAAAACCATGAGTAAAAAACAAAATAAACCATCAACACGCAACATGAATAATAAATTTGAAGAGGGATGCAAATGTCCCGAATGCCATCAAGGCATCATGCAATATCCGCAAGTCGAGAATTGCTCATGCCACATAAACCCACCATGCAGTGCTTGCACTAGTAACTCGTTGACATGCAACGAATGCGGATGCGAAGAGCCAGAACCAGAACCATTGCCGCAGCCAACTCTAAAGAAGCTCGCACAAAAATTTGAACATCTTGGCGACTCAGCCGAACGGACAAGCTCTGCTGTTCCTACTCATGTAGGCTGAGTCGCTAACCAAAAACAAAACACCATGAACGACTTAAACCAACTAATCTTGAAATGGGCTGATGACAAGGGCATCTTAGCCAACGGAACACCAGAGGGTCAGCTTGCCAAAACGCTTGAGGAGCTAATCGAAACGGCTCAGGCTGTGGCTTTGTATGACAATCAATCGCGATATGATACTAGCGAGCGTGATTTCCTAGAAGAAGTCAAAGACGGCATCGGGGATGTTTATGTTACGCTGGTGATACATGCAAAAATGAATAACTTCGAGAATATTGGAATTGCCAGCATTGATGAGTTGTCGAACAAAGAAGCGTTTGAGCAAATAGGAAAATGCGTCATTGATTTAATGAGCTTCCGCCACGCTGATACATACGCTTACGCAAATGCTTGCTTGGATCAGTTGTCAATGAGTCACCGTCTAAAGCTTAACGAGTGCGTAGAGCATAGCTACAACGTAATCAGCAAGCGCAACGGGACGATGATCAACGGCGTTTTCGTGAAGGACAACTAACAATTTTGAGCGTGTGGCGGAATTAGACGCAAGCACAAGAGGGATCATTGGCCGCCCCAAGATGATTCAACGATGCTGACAAGGCGGGGCTTAAGCCACAAGTCACATTGCAGGTGCAAACCCTGCCACGCTCGCCAATCACCAACAAACAAAAAACATCATCCAATAAACGATGACAACAATAGAAATAACAAAAAAGCAATTGATGGACGCAACGCGTGATTTCATGCAATACGCTGATACTCCAGAAGTTGTTCAATTTACAAACATGGTAATCCGTGAAATGATAATGCACGACAGTGCTCCACTCGGGGAGATGTGCTTAAAGCTATTTAAAGCAATAATAAATGATGAAAAGAATTATTGCGACCATGACGTAATTGAGAAAATTAAAAAATTAGCAGAAAAAGTAAAACAAGATAAATACTAAAACTATGAATGAACCAATTTATACTATGGATGAACTAATTTATAAAACACGCCAATGGTTTTACGCAAAAGAAATCATTAAAAACAGTAATCCTCTTAAACAATTAGAGAAAACCCAAGAAGAACTTACTGAAACGAGAGATGCAGTGGTCAAATTGAAATACCTAGGTGCGAATGTGGAATTACAATCTGGTGTTGGTGCTGACGAATGTCTTGATCTTCTCAACGAAATCAAAGACGGCATCGGCGACACAGTGGTCACACTCATCGGAGTCTGCGAAATGTATGGTTTTACACTTGAGGAATGTCTTCAGATGGCTTACGATACAATCAGCAAGCGGAACGGCACAATGATCGACGGCATTTTCGTGAAAACAAACTAATCTCCAACTAATAAATAACATGCAAATACTAAAAGCAAACATAGGACTACAGAAGATCGAAGGCGTAAAAGTTTTCGACACAAAAACAGGCGAGAAATTCGTCGCAATCCCAGTAAAAGCTGCAAACATCTTCGTCTCAGACAAGGGTGGGATTTACCTGAATTGCGACATTCTTGAAAATAAGAAAGGCGAGGATCAGTATGGGAATACCCACATGATTACACTCGACATCGGCAAGGATCGACGGGGCGCCGGTGAAAAAGGCGCGATTCTTGGAAACTGCAAAACACTTACGATTGGACAATCTCAGAAGTTGAAAGACGACCAGGCTGATGATATTCCATGGTGATACTTTATAAACCTTCCTCGCCCAGCAAGTGCTGACGCGAAGAAAAACCCCTGCCGCTCTGTTCAGGCGCGGTGGGGAAACAACTCTCAAGAACACACGATATGAATAAACAACCAAGCACAACGAAGAAGATAGAAGCATGGCTTCTTAAAGGACACAAGATAACCCCGCTACAAGCACTCCAGAAATGGGGATGTATGAGACTGGCAGCGCGGATTGCAGAACTCCGCAACAAGGGGATTGATATCAGCACTACTAAGGTCAAATCCAACGGTAAAACCTACGCACAATACAAGGCTCTATGAAAAAAAGAGCCAAGAGAGCGAGCGACGAAGGCTTTAGCATGATTTGCGGCAGACCGAGACACAAGCCGTGGGAGCAAAAGGCTACGATTGTCCTGCGCTTGTCACAGGAAACGTATCAGCGTATCAGACGACTATCCTTGCGCAACAAGTGCAATCCTAGCCAAGCGGCAGAGTTGCTCATGCGCACGGAGGAATCAGAGAAGATCGAGCCGACAATGCCGATTGACTACTCCTTCCTGCAAAAGAAGGGCAACAGCTACACAGTATTAGACATTCTGAATTTACCATGAACACACAGAAAATCACACACTACAAAACAAACACGCTCGACCTGCGGCTCATGGACTGCATGGACTTGATGCGTGAATTTCCAGACAAGCATTTCGACTTGGCTATCGTTGATCCTCCGTATGGGATTGGCGACAAATTCAAAGGCGGCAAAAATGGGAAAATGCAATTCAATGAAGTTGTAAATAAAGGGTGGGACATTGTTCCTGACCATTATTATTTTCAAGAGCTTTTCAGAACATCAAAAAATCAAATCATTTGGGGTGGTAACTATTTTTTGCTTTCCCCTTCTCGTTGCTGGATAGTTTGGGACAAAATAAACGCAGAAGATTTTAGCCTTGCAATGTGCGAGCTTGCGTGGACTTCATTTGACGCAGTTGCAAAAATTTACAGGCGCAACTCATTGCAGGGTGACAAGATACATCCAACGCAAAAACCAATCGACCTTTACCGCTGGCTTCTCGCCAACTACGCCAAGGAGGGTATGAAGATCCTCGACACGCACCTCGGCAGTATGAGCCACGCAATCGCGGCGCATTACAGCGGCGTGCATCTCACGGGCTGCGAGCTAGATCCAGACTACTTTGCGGCTGGCATTGCTCGCGTAAAAGCTGAAACCGCGCAAATGGACATGTTTGCAGACACGCCGAAGGTGAAAGCAATAGAAACACCAACAATGTTATGAACACACTAAGAGGATTTCCAAAACGATACGAGGATGCCCCACCAGCGACAGGTGACGGATGGTTGGCAAACTATGCCAAGGCATTA